AAGGCTGCTGCTCTACAAGAACAGGAAGCCGCTATGAAACAAGACGCTGTTAATGGTATGTATGGGAAACTAAACATTTCATGATAGCTTCTTTCCAACTTTAAAGGAAAAATGAATGGCTAATATTTCCAAAATTAACGGCTTTAAGCCTGTTAAGCATATTACTGGTGCTCCTTATAATGGTCAAGCCAATATTTATGCAACCTCTGCCTCTGATGGCACTGCTCTCTTCGTCGGTGACGTTGTAAAACTTGCCGCCGATGGTAATACTCAAGGTATTCAATTTGTCGCTGCTGCTACTGCTGGTGTTGCCGGCACTGGTGCTCCTGTTCTCGGTGTTGTTGTTGGCATTAAACCTAACTACACTAACGAGAACTTCTCGTCTACAGGCGTTGCCGCTTCTACTGCTGCTACCTTGCTGGTATGTGATGACCCTCGCGCTACTTATGAAGTCGAATCAGATGCTACCTTAGCTATCACTGATGTAGGCAGCAACGTGGATATTATCTCTACTGAAGCTACCTTGTCCGGCGTTATGTACATCTCTAACTACAAGATTGATGGTAGTTCAGGTGTTACTACTGCTGCAACTCCAGTGCAAGTTGTTAAATTACTTAAAGGCGCTACTTCTGGCACTTTGGGTGATCGCGCATTGGTCCGTTTAAATGATACAAGCATAGTGCCTGGCGCTACTGGAGTATAACCATGAGTATGAATACTGGCTCACTACAACGTCTATTAGCTCCTGGCCTCAAGAGCGTATTTGACGTAACTGTTAAAAATCATCCTGATTTCAACGCTATGATGTATCAAGTAGAGCGTTCTAAAAAGGCTTATGAAGTATCAGCACAAGTAACCGGCTTAGGCTTGATGAAAGCTAAAAGCGAAGGCGCAGCGATTCAATATGATTCAATGCAACAAGGTTACATTCCTAAGTTTGTTCACACTACCTACGCATTGGGTATTGAAGCAACTGAAGAATTGATTGCTGATGAACAATATGCTGTATTGTCTAAGCGCGCTAAGGCATTGGCTAAGTCTGCAATGCAAACTCAGAATACTCTGGGTGCTTCAGTCTTAATTAATGGATTCGATACCAATTACACACAAATTGGCGGTGATGGCCTTCCATTGTTCAGCGCTTCTCACATCTCTGGCCCTAATGGTGGCACTTACTCGAATCTCGGTACTCCTGCTGATTTGAGCGAATCTACCCTTGAAGATTTGTTGATTCAGATCAAAGGCGCTACTGATGCTCGCGGCTTGAAAGTTCCATTAATCGCGCAAAAGCTGATTATACCTGCAAACTATTCTTTTATAGCTGCTCGTATTATGAATAGACAATTGCAATCAGGCACAGCAAACAACGCAACCAACGCAATCCGAGATTCTGGTTTGTTGAGCGGTGGCATTGTTGAAAACGTGTACCTGACTGACGTTGATGCATGGTTTGTTAAGACTGATGCTGATGAAGGCTTAATCCAGTACATCCGTGAAGATGTAAACTTTAAAGAAGATGTTGCTTTCTCTACTGGCTCATCACGCTATAAAGCTTCTTTCCGTATGTCATTCGGTTGGGCTGATGCTCACGGCTGCTACGGTAACGCTGGTTAATATCAGGGGGAGCAATCCCCCTTCTAATTTATATCTTTCGCTTAATTGCGGTGGAGTTTTAAAAAATGCCTTCATTGACTACTACTTTCCCTAATGGGATTACAGCCGATGTAACTGGTAATATCACTGGAAACGTTACTGGAAATATTACTGGTAACGTAGCTGGTACATTAACAGGCGCTCAGGTTATTCCTTGCGCTACGGTTGCTGCTACTGGTTCAACTCAAACTGACGCGGCTCTGATTGCTGTGGGCTTTACTCTGGTATCTGCTGCTGATGCAACTAAAGGCGTTAAATTGCCTGCTGCTTCTGCTGGAATTCAGTGTATAGTTAAAAATGGTGCTAACGCCGTGTTGAAAATTTGGCCTAATACCAGTGATGCTATTAATGCTATTGCTGCTGATAGTTCATTAGATATTGCCGCCTTAACGTCTGTTCATCTGATTTCTTATGATGCTGTTACATGGTACTCATTGCCTTTACTGCCTAGTTAATTAACTTTTTAGGGGGCTGTCATGGCTAGAGATGTATTACAAACGGTTGCTTTAAGTGATGACATTGATGGTATTAGCGCTAGTGCCTCTCCAGGTGCAGGCGCTATTGTTATCGGTGGTGCTTTAGCTAGTGGCGGTGTTGCTACAATGCCTATGGCTCAGATTGTTACCATGACAAGTGGCGGCAATGATTCAGGTATTACCTTTACCGTAACTGGTACTGATTCAAATGGATGGACAATGTCGCAAACAGTAACAGGCGCTAATGCTGGTGCTGCTGTAACTACTGTTTACTTTAAAACGGTAACAGGTGTTACACATACAGGCTCGGTAGCTACTACCTTAACTGTCGGTGTTGCTCAGGCTAATGGTGCTGTAACTGCAATGATTCCAGCTAACTATCGTGCAATCAATTATGCTTGCGCTTTGGGGTTGGATGTAACTGGTACAATTACTTGTACAGTTCAGCATACTTTCGATGATATTCGAGATGAGACTTTGGGCGCTTCATTGTTGTGGCTGCCTAATTCTGGAATGACTGACAAAACTGCTGATACTGATGGTAACTATGCTTTCCCTCCAATGGGAATACGTTTAAAGGTTGTACCAACAAGCACAGCAACGGCTAAACTCACTATTATCCAATCGTAAGGTGACAGGATGAGCGAATCTAAATGGGGTTCAGGCGACTATAACATGACGTCTGACCGTAACGGGTTTGTTTATCCGCGTTCCGAAATGCGTAAAGAATGGAATGGAAAGTGGGTGCATAAATCAGAGTGGGAAGAAAGACATCCACAAGATTTGATTAAAGCTGTTAAGGATAACCAAAGAGTATCGCCTGTCAGGGATGAATCGGCTGTTATAAACGTGACCGATGCGGATACTTTACCATTACCGACTAACTTACCAACTTATACTCCGTGGTGATTAAATTATGGCTTCTAGCGGTGTATATACCTTAGACAAATCAGCACTTGATATTATTAAAAAGGCTTTATTGCTATGCAAAGCCTATGACCCTAATCAATCATTAGCTGCTGAGGATAGAGATACTTGCCTAGATTCACTTAACTACATGATTAAATCATGGGATGCGGCTGGTTATCACTTATGGACACAAAGAGACGCGGTTTTATTCCTGTCTCAAGGTACTCAAAAATATTCAGTAGGCCCTACTGGTAGTCATGTATGTGATGCTGATGATTTCGTCTATTCTCAATTATCTGTTGCGGCTGTCGCGCTTGATGAAAGTGTAACGGTTGATAGCTCAACAGGAATGAGCGGTGCTGATGATATTTTTACATCAAATCAGGCTGCTGATGTAAACGCATGGACTGCTACTAACTCAACTATAGCGGTTGCCTCAAGTGTTTTAACTATCACTAATAGTGGCGCAAGTGCAGGATATGCTGAATTAGCATTAACCGGATTAACTGTAGGCAATGAGTACAGATTCACTTATGGATATACTGTAGGTACATCCACTAGCGCGACATTCTCTGTTATTAGTAACGCCGTAGTATTAGCTACAGCTACTCAAACAGTGACAGGCACATACACTATCGACTTTACAGCAACGCAGACTACAGCGACATTCAGAGCGGCTAACGTGAGTGCAACAATTACTCACACCACTAAAGTTAGTGCTGCTAATTATGTTGACCAGTCAACAGGTGATTTTATCGGCCTGATTCTTGATGACTTAACTATTCAATGGTTAAACATTGTTTCGATTACAGGAAATGTACTTTATTTGAGCGGTGCTGTTACCAGTGCGGCTGCAATAGATAATTATGTTTACACTTATTCAAGCAAGATTCAACGCCCTTTAAGGATTACATCTACACGCTATCAATCAAGCGTAACTGCTGACGAGATACCAGTAGACTTGATATCAAGAAAGGATTACCTAGAATCGCCCGACAAGACTACGCAAGGCACTGTTTATGAGGCTTATTATCAGCCAAGATTAGGCAATGGTGAATTGAATGTAGCTGATACATCGGACAGGAATAGTGCTTTACTTAGATTCTCTTTCAACAATCCTTTAGAGATATTCGACACAAACGCTAATACGCCTAATTTCCCTGCGGAATGGTATTTACCCGCCTGTTATACGCTTGCTAGTATCATAGCTCCCGAATATAAAGCTGATGCGTCTATTCAAATGCTTGAAGCTAAAGCGCAACAGTATTTACAGGATGTTTTAGGGTTTGATAACGAAACTGTATCTATGTTTGTACAGCCGGAGTTCTAATGCCTAGACAGCCTCTAGATTTCGCCTCAGATACTTATGTATCAACGTCTACAGCTCAAGCTAATAGGCGCTGTATCAATATGTATAAGCACGTTGACGATGGTGAGGCGTTATCAGCTTCTATTTTAGTGGGTTCGCCTGGATTAACTTCCTTTGTTACAGTCGATTATCCTATATGTCGTGGGTTCATAGAGATAAAAGGTCGCGCTTTCGCTGTTTACGCCGATAAATTCTATGAAATATTCACGGGCGGCACTGTTACCGATAGAAGTAACATCGATGTAGGCAATAACGCCTCTAATAACATCGTGAGAATGGCATCCAATGGCCTAAATATCGTTATCATCACGGATAATCAGGGTTATTTCTACGATTTAACCACTAATCTTTTATCTGAAATAACAGACCCTATTTTCTCATCGTTTGGAACAGTAATAGACGTTAATTACAAGGATGGTTATTACTTTTACCTTGCTGATT